ACTCAAGATTTCTCTATTTCTGCATCAGGAACTATTACATATCTATATGCTCCAACAAATGCAACTAGACCAACTTGGACACTTTTGTCTGGAACTGCTGGTGTTACTGGTGCAGCATACAGACTAAATTTTGGAACATGGAATAATTCACCAACTTCTTACAGGTACGAAATAGCATATAATAATCAAGCTGGAACAGTTATTTTTAGTGGAACAACAACAAATACATTTGTAGATAATACTTTTAATACAGCAAATGCAAACTCAATTACAGGGTTTGTTTGGGCAAGCAATAGCACAGGAGAAAGCTCCGCTGCAACAACAACAACAAGCATTGGACCATTTTCTGCACCAGTGCTTGCTCCAACTAATGCATCAATACCAACACTTTCACCAACCTCAATCTCTGTAGGAACTCTTTTAACTGCTGGAATTGGAACATGGAATAATACTCCAACAGCTTATGATATAAGAATTTATAGAGGCACTGCAAATGTTTCTACAGGAGAAACATTAGTAGCTTCTGGAACAAGCACATCTTTAACCTATACAGTTACGCTAGCTGATTACAATTCTGGACAACTATACTTTAGAACATATGTAAATGCAAGTAACTCTGGAGGATCTTCAGGCTTTGTTGCAGGACAAGAAAGAGGACCTATTGCTACACCAGTCAGTGTTCCTACAAATTCATCTATCCCAACAACAAGTGGTGGCTTGGCCGTTGGCTCAGTAGTTAGTTTCGGAGTAGGTTCTTGGACAGGATCTCCAACAAGCTATGATTTAAGACTATATCGTGGTACAGCTGGAGTTGTTATGTCAGAAACATTGGTAAAGTCTGCAGGAAACGTAGCAAGCAGTACATACACCATCACGGCATCTGATTTTAGTAGTGGTCAACTATATCTAAGAGCTTATGCATCAGCTACTAACTCTGCAGGAACATCTGGCTTTGCTGCTGGCCAAGAAATTGGACCTATAACTTCAGGAGGTGGTGGAGGAGCAGCCCCTGTTCTTATATCATTAACGGGAAACAACTCTCTTGCATTAGGTGGTACATTTTCTTGGAGCTTTAGCAATTCTCCAACTGCTTACTCTATTTTTGTGACTGGCCCATCTGGAACGGTATACACAACATCTAATGCATACACATATACAGCAACTACTTTTAGACCAGGATATGATGGAACAGGCTGGCAAGGCTCAGGAAACTATACAATATATGTAAGTGCCACAAATGCCTCTGGCAGCTCTGTTGTATCTAACGTTACAACATTTATGAACTAAAGGAGAATCATGGATCTTACAAATATAGAAAAACAAGAACTTTTAGAAGCTCGCATAGCTTTTTTAGAGTCAATTTATTTATCTGAACTTAAAGATTTAGATAATCTAGTTAGTATAAATAGTCATAAAGTTAGTAGTGTACAGTCTGATATCTTAGATAGAAGGGCATCAATTGATGCTTTAATAGAAGAGTTATATAATATAACCACATGAAGGCTTAGGCTAAAACCATAGAATTATGCTATAATAGAATAGGAGGAAAACCATGACAGTAGAACTAACAGCAGAAGAAAAGACAACAGTTGTAGAACAACACTTAAAAAATGTTGCTTATGCACAGTATAATGCAACTTTAAGTTTGGCAGAAGCACAAGCAGTTTCAACTCCAAATACAGAAAATGTTGCATCTTTAACAGCACAACTTGCAGATCTAGCAGCACAAAAACAAATTTTGGTAACAGAGCTAGCGTCTTTATAACAAATAAAAGGGTGGATTAAATGGATAACAAAGCAGAACTAGTTATTATGGCTTTACAGCAACGTATTGGTGAATTGGTTTCTAACTATGAAACACAGATTGCTATACTTAGAGCTGAGATAACACAGAATTCTCAGGAAAAAGAAGAAAAAGAAAAGGCCGCAGAAGAATACTCTGCAAGCCTAAAAGAAAAAACTTCTAAATAAAGGACATAATGCTAAATTGTAATAGATGCAAAGGTCGTGTTTTTGTAGACAGACAGTATACAACTTCTGAACACTTAGAGACAGCATGCATTTCTTGTGGAAATAGAGTCTTCTATCATCCACCTTCAGCAACAAAAGAGGGAAAATGGATACTTCAAAAGGAAAAATCCAGAGCCAAGCATACAATAACGAACCTGTAATAAAAGGTAAGGTTAAGGTATGGTTTGTTAATGGTGACCTTGTTAGGGTTTATCATAGTTCCCGTTCAACTGGAATGGTTACGTTTTATAATATAACTAAAGATCGTCTAGAAACATGCTTGCTTTCTGACTTTAAAAAAAATCGTGAGCGTGCATATAGCGTAGCAGAAACTGCTAAGCTTATTAATAGACATAGAAAATATATTCCAAGTTTAATTAAACGAGGAGTGATTCCTCCACCAATAGGTGCACAATTAAATGGGGAAAGAAAGTGGCAAGTAAGAGCTTACTACTCTGAATCCCACGTAAGGGATATCCGTGCTATACTTGCAAGTATACATATAGGACAACCAAGAAAAGACAAATTAATAACGAACAACATGACTCCTACAAGCCAAGAATTGACAAGGCGAATGGGAGACGGTATACTTACATATACGAGAACAGAAGATGGACGATTTATTCCAGTGTGGAGTGAGTCTATATAATTTATGAATGGGTGGGGTAATGGAAAACGAATCAACAAAAGTAAATGTAACACTAGGCTATACACTTAATCTGGGTAACTTTCAATCATTAAGACTTGATCTAGGTATTATAGATAGTAAGCGTGATGGAGAATCAACGGCTGAGGCATTTGATCGTGTGTATAAGTTTGTAGAAGATAAGCTAACTGAAAAGATTCAAGAAGCTAAGTCTGAAATCTCAGAATAATGGCAGAACGCAAAGACCGTATGGCTTTGCTGAGTAGATACTCAAAATTACATACAGCAAAGTATGAGCAGAAGCCATCTTTAAACTTAAACGTAGAGCAGTGGGCAGCAGACGGACTTGTTGAGTCTTACGGAATGTCACAGTGCTACGAGCTATTAGATTATTATTTTTCTGTTGCACAAGAAACAAGCTGGAACTATTTTGCTTATAATGCAGAGAAGATTCTTAATGGTAAACTAGATGTAGAGCAAGACTTAAAAGACAGACAACAACGCAGGGCAAAAGCAAAGGAGTGGCTAAGTGAATAATACAGAAGCTAAAGTAATTTCAGCGGTATTACAAGACAAGCAACTTCATGTACTACTACAGGCTAATGTAGAAACACTATTAAGAACACACAACGACGTATGGAACTTTATTCGTTTATATGCTGAAAACAATGGAACAGTCCCACCATCATCTCTAGTGGTAGAAAAGTTTAGAGACTTTGAAATTATTAAAGAAATTGGCGCAACAAAACATCACCTTGAAGAATTACAGACAGAATATTTAAACGATACCCTGAAAGACATTCTAAGATCTGCAGCAACAGAGGTTCAGAGTGGTCAAGGACACATAGCCCTTGAAGAACTAATTACCAAGACCTCTACCCTAAAGAAAAATACATCATCTATTCGTGATATTGATGCAACAGATATTGACTCTGCTATTGCATACTTTGAAAATGTTAAAGAGCAGAACGCACTAGGTCAACGTGGAATCAAGACAGGATTGCCAGGGTTTGATAACTACCTACCTTCTGGAATCATGCCAGGCCAGCTAGGAGTCTTTCTAGCATACCCAGGTATAGGAAAGTCATGGATGGCTCTCTACTTTGCTGTACAGGCCTGGAAACAGGGTAAGACACCACTTATCATCTCACTTGAAATGAGTGAAACAGAAGTACGTAATCGTGTATTAACAATTATGGGTGAAGGCCTTTGGTCTCACCGCAAACTTTCAAATGGTGAAATTGAACTTGATATGCTAAAGAAGTGGCATGAGAATAAACTTAAAGGTAGACCACCATTTCATATTATATCCAATGACTCTGGTGGAGAAATAACTCCTTCTGTAATCCGTGGAAAATTAGATCAGTACAAGCCAGACTTTGTTGTAGTTGATTACCTTCAGTTGATGAGCCCAAATCAAAAGGCTGATAACGAAACGGTAAAGATGAAAAACCTTTCTCGTGAACTAAAGCTAATGGCTATTAGTGAAGAAGTACCTATTATAGCTATCTCATCTGCAACACCTGATGATGTAAAGGATATGTCAACAGTTCCTACCCTTGCACAGACTGCATGGTCAAGACAGATTGCCTATGATGCTGACTGGGTTATGGCTCTAGGTCGTGCTAGCAATAGTGATATTATTGAGTGTGCCTTCAGAAAGAACCGTAATGGTTTTATGGGAGACTTCTTAGTCCAGTGTGACTTTGACAAGGGTTACTATCGTTACAAGGATTTTGAAGATGGCAAGTAAAGACATTTACACAGAAGAACAGATTCGTCGTGTTCTCAATGGTGCAGGTTTAGATATTGAAGCTGAGTTTGGAAATGACTTTATCATCTACTGCCCATTTCACAATAACACTAGAACACCTGCTGGAGAAGTAGCCAAAGACAGTGGTTTGTTTTTTTGTTTTGGATGTCAGGTAACAAAGAATCTTATTGAGTTTATAATGTTTACTTCAAATAGATCATACTTTGAAACTGTACGATATATTAAAAGCAAAGAACAGCAGTCTGATATTCAAACCATTGTTGGCAAAGCACTATATGCACCACCTGATTTTGTTCAGTATGATGAATTACTTATTAAAAGATTAAATAAACAAGCACTTGATTCTCCAGTAGCAATGAATTACTTTAATGGTCGTAGAGTAACAAAAGAGTCTGTAATTAAGTTTGACCTTGGATATTCAGAAAAACAGGGATCAGTTACTATTCCAATCTATACCCCTGATGGAATGTGTATTGGCTTTGTTGCTAGAACCATTGAAGGAAAAGAATTTAAGAATACCCCAGGACTTCCAAAAAGCAAGGTGCTGTTTAACTTGCATAAGGTTAAGAGTTCTAGTATAGTTTATGTAGTGGAATCATCATTTGATGCTATCCGCTTAGATCAAGTAGGTTTTCCAGCAGTTGCAACGCTGGGTGCTAATGTGTCTGTATCTCAGATTAGACTATTAGAAAAGTACTTCAACAATGTTGTACTAATTGCAGACAACGACGAAGCTGGTATGATTATGAAAGACAAACTAATTGAAAAGTTAGGGCATCTAGTAACAGTAATCAGCTTAAACAAAAAATATAAAGACATAGGAGACATGGATGATGATGAGATTAAAAAGCTGGAGTTCCAGTTTGACAATTCAATCATATCTATGCTAAAATAAAAAACAATAAGAAAAAAGGAGCAGGACAAAATGGCAATTGTAAAAGGATTAAAAAACATTAACGCACTAGTAGATAAGCCAAAGTTTGAAGGCACAGGTTCAAAGGTTCGTTGGTTCAAGATCGCTGACGGACAAGCAGTAAAGATTCGCTTCATTGAAGAACTAGATGAAGACTCAGCAAACTACAACGAAGTACGTGGCCTTGCATTAGTTGTATCAGAACACACAAACCCAAAGGACTACAAGCGTAAAGCTGTAGATACAATGGAATCAGAAGGTCGTGACTGGGCAGAAGAAATGCACCGTAAAGATATGAAGGCTGGCTGGCGTGCACGTCTTCGTTTCTATTGCAATGTTCTTGTAGATGATGGCATTGAAGCACCATATGTTGCAATTTGGAACATGGGTGTTAGCAAGCAATCTGCATTTAATACTATTCGTGAGTATGCACTTGAAACAGGTAGCATCTCAAATCTTACTTGGAAAGTAAAGCGCAACGGTCAGGGAACTGAAACAAGCTATACACTTATTCCAAGTTCTCCAGATGCTGCACCATTTGATTGGGCAGAGTTTGAACCTTATCCATTGGAGAAGGCACTTAACAAGGTTCCATACGCAGAACAAGAAGCCTTTTATTTAGGCTTTGATACTCCTTCATCTTCATCATCAGCAAACACTGATTGGTAATTAGATGAACTATGTTGGCTTGCATGTCCATACTCACTACTCCTTAATGGATGGTGTTGCTACTCCAGAAGAATACGTGAACCGTGCAGTTGAGTTAGGAATGTCAGCATTGGCAATTACTGACCACGGTACTTTATCTGGGCATAGGGAACTGCACCGTATTGCAAAAGCAAATGGAATCAAGCCAATACTTGGTGTAGAAGGCTATATGACGACTAGCATGGTGGACAAGAGAGCAAAGGCAGACCGCCCAGACCCTCTTGACCAAAACTATCATCATATAGTTCTTCTCGCCAAGAACCAAGTTGGACTAGAAAACCTTAACAAGATTAATGAGATTGCTTGGACAGATGGTTTCTTTAGTAAGCCACGATTTGATTTTGAAACATTAAGCAAGTACAAAGAAGGTTTGATTGTAACCTCTGGATGTTTAAGTGGTTGGATTGCTAAGGCTGTTGAACTTGGTGAGCTTGCAACAGCAAAGCGTCATATGCAATGGTTTAAAACTGAATTTGGTGATGATTACTACATTGAGGTAATGCCACACAACTCTGCTGAAATTAATAAGGGAATTATTGAACTAGCAGATGCCATGAAGATTAAGATTGTTGTTACACCAGACTGTCACCATGCTGACGTAGATCAAAAAGAAGTCCAAGAACTTATGCTTCTTTTGAATACCCATGCAAAACTACAAAAAGATGTTACATATGAGAAGTCAAAAAAGTATGATACATTCATGGAGCGACTAGATTACTTATATGGCGCAGACCGTATGATGAGCTTTAATAGATTTGACATTCATTTGCTTTCTTATGAGCAGATGAAAGATGCTATGGAAAAGCAGGGTATTGATCGTGAAGACATGTTTACATCTACCATTGAGATTGCTAACAAAATTGAAGACTATGACATTAAAGAACATCTAGACCTACTACCAGTTCAATACAAGAAGCCAATGAATGAGCTTAAGAAGCTTGCTCTTGAAGGTTTGTCTGAAAGAGGTTTAGAGGCTAATGAGGAATACCTTGCAAGACTTGATGAAGAATTAGAAATTATTGGACAGAAAAACTTTGGACCATACTTTCTAGTTGTTCGTAATATGCTTAACTGGGCAAAGGGTGAAGGAATAATGGTTGGCCCAGGACGTGGATCTGCAGCTGGTTCATTGCTATGTTATACGCTTGGCATTACAGACATTGATCCAATCAAGCATGGCTTACTGTTCTTCCGTTTTATTAACCCAGACCGCAATGACTTTCCTGATATTGACTCAGATATTCAAGACACACGTCGTGATGAGGTAAAAGATTATTTAGTTCGTCAGTACCGTCACGTTGCATCTATCGCTACATTCTTACAGTTTAAAGATAAGGGTGTCGTACGAGATGTTGCAAGATGTTTAAACATTCCTTTACCAGATGTAAACAAAGTTCTTAAGGTTGTTGATACGTGGGATGATTTCTGTAGCTCACGTAATACTTTGTGGTTTAGAGAAAAGTATCCAGAGGTGGAGATCTATGGAGATCAACTTCGTGGAAGAATTCGTGGTACTGGAATTCACGCAGCAGGTGTAGTAACAAGTAAAGATCCAATCTTTAGATATGCACCAATGGAAACACGTTCAGTAACTGGACAAGATGAAAGAATTCCAGTGGTAGCAGTTGACATGGGTGAAGCAGAAAACATTGGTTTGATTAAGATTGATGCTCTTGGTCTAAAGACTTTGAGCGTACTAAAAGATTGTATTGATATTATTAAGGACAGAGAAGGAACCAAAATTGACCTTTTAAAAATTGATATGGATGATGCTAATGTTTATACTATGCTATCTGACGGGTATACAAAAGGTGTATTCCAGTGTGAAGCAGCACCATACACAAACCTTTTAGTTAAGATGCGTGTAAAGAATCTATCAGAACTTGCTGCATCAAATGCTCTAGTTCGTCCTGGTGCTATGAACACTATTGGTAAATCTTATATTGCTCGTAAGCATGGACGTGAGAACATTGATTATAAGCATACCGTCATGAAGTCATTTACAGAAGAAACCTATGGATGTATTTTATATCAGGAACAAGTTATGTTGGCTTGTGTTGAGCTTGGTGGAATGTCTATGGTTGATGCTGATAAGGTTCGTAAGATTATTGGTAAGAAGAAAGACGCTAAAGAGTTTGACGTGTTTAAGGATCAGTTTGTAAAAGGTGCTTCCCAGTACCTGTCACCTAATGATGCTCTAGACTTATGGCATGACTTTGAGGCCCACGCAGGGTACTCATTTAACAAGTCACACGCAGTAGCATACTCAACACTATCATACTGGACAGCATGGTTAAAGTACCACTATCCACTAGAGTTTATGTTTGCATTGCTTAAGAATGAAAAGGATAAAGATGGTAGAACTGAGTACCTTATTGAAGCAAAGAGAATGGGCATTAGCATTAAGCTACCTCACATTAACGATTCGGATATTGATTTTAAAATTGAGGGTAAGGGCATTAGGTTTGGACTCACAGCTATCAAGTTCATATCTGACAAAATTGCAGAAAGATATATTGCAGCACGACCTTTTGGTTCATACAAAGACCTTGAAGAGTTTACCTTTACAAAAGGAAACGGAGTAAATAGTCGTGCTTTGCAGGCAATGAGATGTATTGGGGCATTAACATTTCCAGATAATCCAGCAAACCCAAAGGAAGTTAAAGAGAATTTATACGAATATCTAAACCTTCCTGAGTTTAACATGTCTGTACCACAACACTATTACGCATATATTAATGATGTTGAAGAGTACGAAGAGACTGGATCATTTGTTCTTATGGGAATGGTTAAGTCAATCAAGCGATCTAAAGGCTGGTCAAGAGTAGAGTTTCTTGATAAAACTGGAAGCATTGGCATCTTTGATGAAGAAAGCACAACCATTGAAGCTGGTAAAACATATTTAATACTTGCATCAGATAATAGAATTGTATCTGCAATTCCTGCAGATGAGATTAAAGATTCAAAAGACTCTTTAATTAAGTTCTTAAACTACAAGATGCTTCCATATAAAGAAGGAGAGCACTTTGTGGTATCCTTTAAACCAAGAGTAACAAAAGCTGGTAAAAAGATGGCTTCATTGGTTGTAGCAGATGCTGGAAGAGAGATGCACTCAGTTGTAGTCTTTCCAATGCAGTTTGCTAAGGCATATATGAAGATTGAAGAAGGCAATGTATATAAGTTTGAATTTGGAAAAACAAAGGATGGAACTGTTACAATGAATGAGGTAGAAAGTGTTTGATGATTTAGCACAAAAGATACACGCAAACGCAATAGAAAAAGGATTTTGGGATCGCCCAGCAGATGAAATATTTGTAACAAAACAAATGATGATGATTGTATCTGAAGTTGTTGAGGCTATGGAAGCGTTAAGAAAAGAGATGGACCCAGATCAATTATCAGACGAGTTTGCAGATATTATAATTCGTACCCTAGACCTTTACGCAGGCATGATAAAAGCAGGGTATGTAACTAAATCATTAGACTCTGCAGTTAAACAAAAGATTGAAAAGAACCAAGATAGACCAAAGAAGCATGGGGTAAGATTCTAATGATTACAGTAGAAGAAGTATTGGCTCAACTTAGTCCAAAGCTAAGAAAGACTGTGATGGCTGGAGACACTATTCCAGCAACTCAGTATGCAGCTACCCCTAGTTTTGGTTTAAACCGTGCACTCAACGGTGGACTACCTTATGGTCGTCAGGTATTGGTATGGGGCTCTAAGTCCTCTGCAAAGTCCTCTCTATGCCTTCAGATGATAGGTCTAGCACAGAAAGAAGGAAAGATCTGTGCATGGATTGATGCAGAAATGTCATATGACAAGAAGTGGGCAGAAGGTCTTGGTGTTGACTCATCAAAGCTTATTGTTTCACAGTGTCGCACAATTAATGAGATGGTTGATGTTGGAACTAACTTAATGCACGCTGGAGTTGATATAATAGTTATTGACTCCATTACGTCATTGCTACCAGCAATTTATTTTGAAAAGGACTCAGATGAACTTAAACAACTTGAAAATACCAAGCAGATTGGCGCAGAGTCTAGAGACTTTAGTAACGCTTGGAAAATGCTTAACTATGCTAATAATAAGGTTAAGCCTACGATGCTTGTTCTTATTAGTCAATCTCGCAATAATATTAGCGCTATGTATACTAGCCAGCAGCCTACTGGTGGTCAAGCTACTAAGTTCTATTCTTCTACTGTTATTAAATTATTTTCATCGGAATCAGACAATCAAGCAATTAAGGGAAAGATTCATGTTGGAGATAAACTTATTGAAGAAAAGATTGGTCGTAAGATTCGTTGGGAACTACAATTTTCTAAGACTTCTCCTGGCTTTCAGTCTGGCGAGTATGACTTTTATTTCAGGGGAGATAATGTTGGTATTGATAGCATTGGTGATCTTGTTGATACGGCTGAAATGATGGGTATAGTAGAGCGCACAGGTGCATGGTATGTTCTTCCAGATGGTACAAAGGTTCAAGGTCGTGATGGTTTTGTAAATAGAGTAAGAGAAGACCTAGATCTACAAGAGACAATTAAGAATAAGATACTTAATGTCTGAAAAGTTTAAGATTTTTTCAGGAAAGTTTCCATGCAAGAAATGTAATGAAGAGGTTACATCTTTAAGACTTTGGATAGAGACCGCAGAACTAACATGGATGTGCAGTGAAAAGCATTTATCAAAAGTTCCAATTATTATGACAAGGAAAGACTTTGAGCGAAAGAGCGGAAAGTAAAAGAATAGGTGCTAAGCAGCACAAGAATTCAGGACGTAATACCCATAAGGGAGATGCTACCTGGAAAAACTTTACTGTAGATTTTAAAGAGTGCTCAAAATCTTTTACCCTTAATAAAGATGTGTGGGCTAAAGCCGTAACAGATGCTATTAGAAATGGTAACGACCCTGCAATACTTGTAGTTCTTGGAGACGGCAACTCAAAGGTAAGATTAATGATAACTGAATTTGAAATAATGGAACAATTAATAGGAGAAGAAAATGAGTGAACAACAACAAACAACAATAGAAATGGTAGATGGATTATCTGAAATAGCAGACTATATGAAGGATGAAGAGCTAACGGCAGCGCTAACCTTCATTGCTAAGATCATTATTAAGCCAGATATTCCACTTAATGTGGCAACAGTAGAGATAGTCAGGCTTCAAGCAATAGCAGCAAAAATGGCTTTCAAGGCAACTTGGATGGCTAATGTTGACAAAAATGACAGGGCAAAAAAGAACATTTATTACACGGCAGCAGAATCAATCAACAACTTGGTATCAGCACTCAAATACATTATGCGCTAACCTGGTATACTTATATAAACAAAGGAATATAATGACAAAAAATTTACTACAGCAAATAATGATTAAAGAGGTTGAGTCACCAGCAGCTATTGATGCTAGAGAGCTTGTAAAGGCTATTGAAGCAGGATATCTTGTAGGGCGTGAGCCTAAGCATACACAGAAGAAGACTTTTGGTCCTTCTACTATTGCATATGGTCACGGAGAATGTCCACGATATTGGTACCTTGCATTTGAGGGAGCAATTTTTGAAGATAATTCTGACCCTTATGCAGTTGCAAATATGAGCAATGGAACACTTGCACATGGACGAATTGAAGAAGCTTTTAAAAACTCTGGACTTTCAATTGACTCAGAGTTTAAGATTTTTAATGACGATCCTCCAATTTTTGGTTATGTAGATAACTTTATTAATTGGAAGGGCGAAGAGGTAGTTGTTGAAGTTAAGACTACTAATAATGAAGTCTTTGAATATCGTAAGCGTACAGGTAAGCCTAAGATGGGTCACGTTGTACAGATACTTATTTATATGAAGATTCTAAAGAAAGCCAAGGGAGTTCTTATTTATGAGAATAAAAACAACCATGAGCTTCTTGTAATTCCAGTAGAAGTAAATGATCATTACCGTAAATGGATTGATGAAGCTTTTGAATGGATGAGAGTTGTTCGTAAGTCTTGGGAAGTTAAAGAGATGCCTACCAAGAACTACAGATCAAACTCTAAGGTTTGCAAAAACTGTCCAATTAAAAAAGCATGTGATGAAGCAGGAGCAGGTGTTGTTAAGATAGCATCCCTTAAGGAACTGAGTGAAACTTTGTAGCAGATGTGATAATAGGTTTAGCCCCAAGGTCAGTTATCAAATTTACTGCAGCCTTGAGTGTAGAGACATCGCTACAAAAGAAAAGATTCAGGAAAGATATCAGATAACTCGTAGACAAAAGAGGAAGGGGAAGGACCGTAGATGCTTAGGCGGATGCGATACTTCTCTTTCCATCTACAATGACTCTGGTTTTTGTGCAAACTGTAATGTTAGTAAAAAAGCTGTAGATAAAATGTTAAAAGAGATAAAAGGATACATTGAGTATGAACAAGAGTAAGTGGGGTGTTCCAATCATGCCTGATTCTATATGTGCTATTGACGCTAGCACTAATAGTCTTGCCTTTGCAGTATTTAATACAAAGAAAAAAGATATAACTACAATTGGAAAAATAAGCTTTGAAGGCAAAGATACTTATGAAAAGGTTATGGATGCTGGTAAAAAAGTAAAAGCTTTTTTTGATATTTATGGTGGGTTTGAAGCAATAATTATTGAGCATACCGTTTTTATGAACTCTCCAAAAACTGCTGCAGACCTAGCATTGGTTCAAGGAGCAATTCTTGGATCAGCAGGACAGTCTGGCACAGAGATTATAGGCAAGGTATCTCCTATTACTTGGCAGAATTTTGCAGGGAATAAGAAGATATCTAAAGAAGAACAATTAGTAATACGTGCACAACACCCAGGTAAGTCAGTATCTTGGTATAAATCTTATGAGAGAAACCTAAGAAAAGAACGTACTATTAGATTTATTAATACTATTTATGATAGAACTATTACAGATAATGATGTGGCAGATGCTTGTGGTATTGGTCACTGGGCATTATCAAATTGGACAAAAGCAATAGGAGTTGACAAATAACATCATGTCTGGTAAACTATATACAAGTGAAGTTTGGTTAAAGAAAAGATTTCTTATTGATAAGAAGTCTCCAGAAGAGATTGCAAAAGAGTGCGGGTCAAGCGTTGAGACTATCTACGTTTATCTTGCTAAATTTGGACTAAGAAAGAGTAGACGATGAATAAAGCACAAAAGATTATTATTGCACTATGTGTCACTGGTGCTGTTGGACTAACCTATGTTGCTACAGCATTAAGAGGTATTCCTGAAGCATTTGACTGGGAAGATGATGAAGACAATGATGAATTATTTTAAATCTTTGTTTGCTAAAGCTTTTTGCAAGCATAAAGACTCTTCAATATCTTCATGCCCATTTACTGGTAGAACATACACAAATTGTTTAAACTGTTTTAAAAGACTAGGTGATGAGGCAACCAAATGAGTGATAATCTAACTATTACAGTTGATCAGGTAAACCATCCAAGACATTACACAACAGACCCCTCTGGAGTAGAGTGCATAGACATTACTCGCCATAGGAATTTTAATATTGGTAATGCTTTTAAGTATCTTTGGAGAGCAGGACTAAAGGATGAATCTAAAACGATTCAAGATCTAGAAAAGGCAATCTTCTATATCAAAGATGAAATTAATAGACTAGAGGGCAAATATGTCAACTGAAGAAGAGCTAGTAAAACATCTTGATGTAATGAATGATGTTGTTGGAGAATACCTTAAGGGTAGCGATCCAACTACAATTTCTAAAGAGTTAGCAATTCCACGAACTCGTGTAGTTGCATACATTGATGAATGGAAAGAAAAGACATCTAACAATATAGCAA